TCCCGAATACTTCATTATGTACTCTACTGCTTTTGTTGGATCTATATCCATGTTCCCCATTCCCCTTTATTACCTCTAGACCATTGTTCTCCGTACAGAACTAATAGGTCTTTATTTATCGTATGGTCTGATAAATACTTTCTCCACTTTGTCAGACCCCAAACTGCTCTCCACTTACAGAGTTGCCGTACTGCCGATCTTAACCGAAAGTCTGGCTCTAAATTGGGCAAAAGTTTCTCCTGCATATGGGTTTAATCCTAGTTCTCTGCCCTTGGCTAAAGTAAGTTCATCGCTTGCATACCAAGGTAAAGGTGGTCGCTTATTCTCTTTCTGCTCGATTACAAGCTCATCCTCAAACCTTTCCTGATTTAGCCAGGTAGAGGCATGAGGGATAAACTCCCAATCAGTTCCCTTTGCTGCCCAGTATTTTCGATGCTCTACTATTGCCTCTAGTGCTTTTTGTTGGTTTTCTTGACTTAGTTTTTCCCACGATCTTCTTGCTGTTAGCTTTCCGACCTTTTTTGGGTATTGCGACCAAAAGTTCTCGAATGTCATTTTCCCTTTTCCTTTCGTTTATTACTGTTTCCATTACTGCTGTAAAACCTGCTTGCATTAAAAACTTATGACCGGCTTTATCCATCGTGAGTTCGCACTCTGCCGATCCATCTGGTAACTCTCTAATTATCTTGACTTGTATCTTCATCCACCCACACCTTTATGTTTTTGTTGAAGTCTGCTTTCATAAGAACTGGCTTATTTAAGCAATCTAACATTTTATATAGATTTTGCTTTACTTCTTCTAAGTCCTCTCCCATTACACCAACACCTCTTGCTGTGTACAGATAAGGCTCATGGTTCTTGTCGTAAAAGACCTCGCAAACCTCGACCCAAGGTTTTCCATCGTTCTCGTCTGAAAAGTCTACCACTCTATGATTCCAATGCATTATTTACTCGCCAAGATATAAAGACCAACATTACTAAACGCATATCCTGTATATACAACCGCCATAGGCACATTCCCTTTTAGGGCTTGTTCGCACCCAATATAGGCATAGATCAAGCCTGTAACGATAATAAGCCAAGCACTCATTTCTCTTGTGCCTTTCTTAGTATTGCTCTAGCAAATTCAAATACATTACTTGGTGCTGGTTCAATTCCATGTATTTCAAAAAACACTTTTTCTATTTCATCATCTGTTAGTGTCTTTGCTGGATGGGTGTAGAGTGGAATAATCGGCTTTCCTGATTCTTCTGATAAGCCTTGTGCTATGTCATCAGAATAAGTAATAACGCTATCTACTATCCACGCTACTGGTTCATTGTTCATTTATTGGCTTTTCTTAACTCTATGTGCTTTTGTAGAATATACCAAAACTTTGATTTGATAATCATTTTTTCCCCTTTGTAACTTTAATAATCTTATACGAGTTCTACAAATAAGTCTTAAGTATTTTCCCTTATGTATCGTATTTGTTCCACTAACTACCTTTAGGTATCTTTTATGTTACAAGATACAACTTGTAGGTAAATATTTAAATAACTATATATTTTGTATATATTTTGACAATACTCTACTAAAGGGTGATAGGCATTTATTCTGCCACCCTGACCCATCTGTTACCAGACTAGTCCTTCCTAAGATAATGTTCTACTCAATTGCAGATTAGCTCACCCATTTATCTACAATTTTGTGCAGTACCCATTTAAGTCTGCGAGGCTTGCCATCGGGTAATGAGCCTATCTTTTCTTCCACGCTGCCGATATAAGCACTATGTTTCGCCTGGAGTGCGAACGCAGAAAACAAAAAACCCTTAAAGGATGTTCTGAGTTCGAACCCTTTAGAAAAATGTGCTTGCATAAACACTTTACTAAAGCCTCAAAACACCCATTAAGGGCATCTTCCACAGGGTTCGAATCTGCGATAAATAAATTATAAACGAAAAAATTGCTAAATTGCTAAGTCTAAGTGTGGTTTTTTTTACTAGAGTACCCTAGTTCAACTCTAGTTCAACCATGGTTAAAACTCAAACTCTTTAAAGTCGTACCTCCCATTAGGTTTCTTAAACCAGCCTATAACGATAATTCTCCACTTAGACCTAATAAGCTCAGGGAGATATTCGCTTTCTTGGATCTTCTTAATTCTGGATGACATATTACTTTTGGATGTCATTTGTATGCCTAAAGACTCTCCGTTGCCAATAGCCACCATGTCTAAGATGCCAAACATATCTTTTTTTCGTTTTGTAAAAGAGTTGTAGGATTCGACCACTTCGCATTTATATCCCTGAGACTCGTATAGAGCCTTTGTACGCTGATTGTAGTTAGGCAAGGTCTTCTTCTGTTATCTTGCCAAACGAGGCTTCTATGATGGCTTCGTGGTGTTTCTTGGGGATAGAGTTCCGCATAGACCAGGCATAGACAGTTACATACTTCATGCCAAGATGGTGCGCGATGTCCTTATATGTGCCAAAGACCTCTAATAATTTATCAAAGTGTTGTTTTTTTGCAACAGTATTCATGTTATCTCCTTTTGTAGAACATTGATTCTACACCCAAAATAGGTAAATGTAGATATTAGGGTATATCCCTAGTAAATATTCTACATTTATTCTACATTTATGATATTCTACATATAGGCGATGTTTGCTTATTTCTTTGAAAGGGAAATCAAATGTACGAAAAAGCTAAAGCAGAATTTGATAGGTTACCTCATGTAAATAGCGATGACCTTGATGGCACTATTGACCATCTAGTGTTTCGCGCACAACATGAATTAGACCTTGAGGATGAAGGCGAAAACGAATACATTGACTATGTATTACCAAAATCTGATTATGTAAAACTTACCAAGTTTGTTAAAAAATGGAAAGGTAAATAATGAAAGATTTTAAAGGTGAATGGAAAGATATATTTTGGGGTGCTGTGGCAGCTATCCTTATGCTTGCACCAGCAATGATTGTGTATGTTTGGAAAACAGGGGGTGTATCGTGAGTAAATATGATAGTTGGTTAGAAGAACCATACCGGCAAATGGCGCAAGCTGATGACCATCAGGAATATGTGTGGACTACCTATATGAAGCCAGGTAAGCCATGCGATCCGATGGACTTGGATAACTTCCAAGAGTATCTTGCAGATGCAACTGCGGATTATGCTGGTGCTGAGAAGTGGGAGAATCTGCGAGAGTATGCAGATAAAGGTGAATGGGAAAAGTTTGGTCGGGCTATTTATTTTCTAGTCCACGACCATATTGAAAACAAATTGATTGCGGAGGAAGAATAATGTCTAAATATTTAGAACTTAGGAATGTAGATGTTTCGGATAAGATCGAGAAGAAGAATGGTTTGTCTTATCTGTCTTGGGCATGGGCTGTAGACACATTGCTACAACACGATCCACAAGCTACTTGGAGTTATGGTCAACCTGTATTGTTTGGTGAGACTGTAATGGTGTTTTGCACAGTTAATGCGTTTGGCAAGTCAATGACAGCGCAGTTGCCGGTCATGGACTATCGCAACAAGGCAGTACCGAATCCCGATGCGTTTGCAGTTAATACTGCAATGCAAAGATGCCTGGCTAAAGCTATTGCTCTACATGGTCTCGGTTTATCTCTTTATGTCGGTGAGGATTTGTGGGATGATATAGAGGTGGATTCTACGAAATTTGTAGAAAAGATATTAGGTTCTCAGGACATCCCAGAACTCAAGGTGAACTTTGCCCAAGCGTTTAAGGAAGTGTCTAAGGACAAAGAGGCGATGAAGAAGGTAAACGATGCCAAAGAAAAGCGGAAGGCAGAACTGAGTGAAACTAGCTGATGTGCAGCCAGACAATGTGTGCTTCGAGTGCGGTAAGGCTTGGGGTACACATCCACTAAAGAGTTCGGAGAACCACAGATCATGGATCGACCAATGCGATGTATGTTTAAAGCTCACAGCCGTAGTAGATGTTTCGGAATATGGTTATATAAAGGAAGGATGGGATGGAGAAAAAGTGGTGTAGTTCTTGTCAGGCTGATAGACCAAAAGCTGGTTTTAAGTTGGTAGCAGCAGGAAATAGGGTTCGCCCAGTTATGAGATGGAAGTGCGAACATTGTTTAAAACGAGAAGCGGAGAGAAAATATGCAAGAAAATGATTTTATCTACACACCAAGTTCTACAGATATTACGATTCGGTGGCGCAAGATTTATGGCTATGTACCGGCAAGCGAACAAGCTAAGTACCAAAAGAAATGGGCAGAGTTTCGCGCATTGTCGGCTAGGACTTTAGAGAATGTAAGTGTGCCAGAGATACCAGGAGTTGTGCAATGGAAAAAGTGGCAAAAATCCTAGTAGAGATAGGTGTTTACATTTTGTTACCTTTTGCGATAATAAAGGTGTCTTGGGAATTGGCAACTTCTTGGATTGAGGAATTAATAAAATGAGAAACAAGCATTGCATGGATGCGTTTTACAAGACCCTAAAAGAAGTAGATATTCCTTTTGGGCAGTCTATGATCTGCGAGCATTTCTTTGCTTCGGGTTGGGATGCAGCCATNGATGCCTTGTCTCTCGCATANCANAGGCAGTTTGAAAATGATGGAGTNGATACACAGCTTATTCGCAGAGACCCCCAAGAACCTCCAGCCGATGACGATAAAGAATGATTGGTATCCTGTATGCTTTCATTCCAAATCAGATTATAGAAAATGGCAGTATTACAGGAGGGGATCAGGAGAGAGAGTTACAGTCTGTGATGACTGTAGTGATGAGTACCAAAAGAAAATGAAAGGGGAGAATCGGTGTTTTATAGCAGAGGCTATGCAACGATCAAAATATGTCTGAGCCAGTATCTAAAGCAGTAATGACAGTAACAGAGGTTGCTCCATTTCGGTTTGCTATCGAGATTGAGGGATCAGATTTATCTTTAGAAGTTTCACAGATTATGGTAAAGTTTCTGAATGACTGCTTACAGCAGATTCATGCGGATCAAAAAATCCATTGAAAGGGATTGTATGGAACAAAGAACAGAAGAATGGTTTGCTGCCAGATTAGGCAAAGTTACCGCTAGTCGGGTCGCAGATGTCTTAGCCAAGATTAAGTCTGGCGAGTCAGCAAGTCGTAAGAACTACAAGATGGAGTTAGTCGTTCAGCGATTAACCAACAAGGCAGGGGAGTCGTTTACCAATGCTGCAATGGAATGGGGTACAGAGCAAGAGCCATTCGCTAGGATGGCATACGAGGCTCATACAGGCACTTTTGTAAAGGAGGAGGGGTTCGTAGACCATCCCACAATAGAAGGCTTTGGATGCTCTCCTGATGGCATTGTAGGGGAAGGTCTCATTGAGATAAAAGCGCCCAACACAGCCAACCATATTGA